GCCAACGCCGATACGGTCTGTGCTTGCGTCAATAAACAACAAGTTTGCATCCGCATCGCCTTCGACACGAAAATCAACGTCAGCGCCCGTTTCGTTAAATACGGTCGCAGCACCCAGCGACAACCGCTGCACGCCGCCTGTCGTAAACCCAAGTTCGTCAGCGTTCGGCCAGTAAATGCCGGTGTTCGGATCGCCGACATTCGTGATCGACGGCGCGGTATTTGTGCCGTCTTGAAATTCAACGACACGGCAAAAGTGATAAGTGTCGCTGACGCCGGGGGCGCGCAACTGGGGGACTGTCGGATCAAGTGCAATGACGTCAAGAGATGCCACGGTTTAGTCCTCTAAATCGGAACGTAGGAAGTGCCATTACAGGCAATAACAGGGCGCACAACGAAATACTCGGTGCCATCACACGCCATCACGTCGCGGCCAACCGAATACTCGGTGCCGTCACAACTGATGATAATATACGGCGGCCCTGGTCCTCCGGCTGCGCTGACGCCAAGCGTCGGCACGTTGCCTAAACCAAGGGGTAAACCATTTCGAGTTGCTACGCCCCAACTCATCGAATATTAATAGGTTTGGCGTACAAAACGCCGTTTGAGCCAATTTGCAACGCAGAAACACGCCACGGCGCGCCAGTGCCTTGCGGAACAATGAACGGAATCGGCACGTTTGCCGGAATCGGCGTGCTAGAAGCCGTCGCAGTAACGCCTTCACCGACTACGACATACGCGTCAGTCGTTGACCAGATTACAACGCCCTGCGGGCCAGCATTCCACGTTCCGGTATTGCCGGCAGTGCCAGAGTAAGAAACTGTGCGGCCCGGAAAGTCGCTGTCCGCCAGTGGATTAAGTAATTCCATGTCGAGTCCTCAAGACAAGTTCTTCAGTTTATACAACGTGCTGAGGAACAACGCAAAAATCTCGTCAAGCTTGTTCTGCAGCACAGAATCATCTTTGCTACACACTTTGTAGCGCATCTCCTCAAGGTCTTGAAGTTCAGACTCCAAGAACTCAACGATGTTGTTGGTCTTTTTAGCCGATTGCAGCGCAATCGGGCCGATTAAGCCATGCCGCCCCTGATAGGCTTCGGCAAAGTCATCGGCCAACTCAACAACGTCTTCGTAAAAATTGCCTAGCGCTTTGTGCTTGGCATAACTACGGGTGTTTAAATGCACGGAATGGGCCACATCTCGCGCTAGAAACAAACGCCCGATAAAGGCTTCGCAACTCATCCCATAATCTCCTGATCAGATAACGGGCGCGGTAGCCCCGTCGGAATAGTCGGTAGTGGGCCGCTACCCGGCGGAATACCCTCCGGCGGCATACCCATCGGGACTTCCATCGGCATTTCACCCGGCGGCAATTCTTGCGGTAGCGGTACGCCACGCTCAAATTCTTGCTGCGGCGCGACAAGGTTACCCATATCGAGCATTCCGCTGACCGTCTTCATCACGATCTCTTGGACCACTTCTTCGGAAAGCCCAGATTCGACGACTTTAATACGGTCAGTTTCGGCGTTATAAGCCTTAACCTGCGCCTCAAACTGCTTGACTTGAATTTCCTGCGCTTCCATCGACTGCTGGACGTTTTCGATGACGTTCATCATCTGTTCCATCTCAGCATTCATGGCTTCGATCTGCTGTTTAGCCGCCTGCAACTCCGGCGACATATCCGTGTCGTCCTCAAGCAACTTCGGATCAATCATCTTGGCAAGGCGTTTGCTAATTTCTTGCGCTCCCGGCCAATCCATGTTTTTGACAAACAGATCGCCCGCCACAGACCACAGATTAGGGTTAGCCTGCAAGATTTGCCCCATCGCATCCATCGCTTCCTGACGCTTGGTCAGATAGGACGGGCCGGTCGTGACGCAAACGTCGTACTTACCGACAGACGGGTTGTAAATTTTATCGATGACGATTCCTGCCTCATCTACGATGCGACGAACCGGCTCCGCTTGAAGCGGGTCGATACGCACCGTTGAGGTTTCACCGTCAATACCAATGATTCGGGCGATACGCTGGGTATCGTAAATCTTCGGAATAAGGTCAACGAGTTGACGCGTGACATGGCGAATGGCGCGAGCCAGGTTGTCAACGTAATGGTATGTGCCTGTGTCGCCTTGCCGTTCACGCGCCAAAATGGCTCGACCCGAGCGCTCGTTAGACGTAGCGCCTAGGCTAGAATCATATTGACCCGTTGTCGATTTGATGTCATCCGATGCGCCCATTTTGGCTTGGATGAGGCCCGTCTGCGCCAGCGGCGGAGGCGCACGCTGCGGGAGCGGCAGGACTGCGCCCTGCCCATCAGTCACGTCTGGGTTAACTTCAAGATACGGCCAGTTATTTGTGTTGGCCGTTTTCCACTGCATCTCATAGCCTTCAAACTGCCCGCCGTACCCGATAAACGGGGCTTTCGGCGCAAGGGCCAGCATCTCGGCTTCCTGAGATACCCAGTAGTTGTACATACGCTGCGCGTCTTTCGCGTTGCGCACGAGGCCAGAGACGTACAAACGTCCATCGACCTCAAATTCGTTGCCGATCACGCGCACCACCGGAATCCATTTGCCCGGCCATTCGCGCTCATCGAGGATTTCGTAACCGTTGGTCTTAATCCACTTGACGCGGCGCACATCGACTTCACGCGTGCGGATCGGGCGCAAACCGAGTGATTCTAGCTCATTTGCCTCAGGCGAACCCTCAAACGCCGTCTGGTTACCCGGATACAGGTTCAGAGTCGCGTTGCTGTGGTCGATGTAGAAATATTCGGCAATACGGACCGTATCGCGTTGAATCCAGTCGGCAAGGCTGTTATCGCCTACGCCGCGTTGCTCCAGCGAGGAAATCGGCTGGGCGTTTGGAAACATCCGCTCAAATTCGTCTTTAGTGATGTCTTCGCAAACAAAGCACCACTCCGCATCTGACCCGCACGGGTCTTGGATGGTCGGGTCCATGTAGACGCTAAACGAGTTACGGATACGCCCAATGCGCAGGTCTTGGTCAAAGGTATCTTCATCGCAGTATTCAGTCAGAACACGGATGTAACCTTCTCCATAAGTGACTTGATTGTCGCACGCAGTGTCGTAAGCAACGTCGGCGTCGGAGATATATTCGATGTGTCGGACGATTCCGTCGAAAATGTCTGCGACTTCGACGTCGGCTCTGTCATCGACCGGGATGACCTTACCGCTAGGCCGATTTTGACGTTGATCATTGGTAACTTGCCGAACGTGTTGAGGAAGTTTGTTAATAGTTAAGCAGGGGCGAGCGTTAATTGTCTGGCCTTGCACAGACCCACGGGTTGCCAAGACGTCAGCGGGCCACTGCCACTGGTTATCCGGCGATCCGGCCATAAAGCGCAGATCGTCGAGTTCGTCTTCTCGGCTGTCAGAATAGGCCGATAGCGCCTCAGTAAGACGCGAGCGGGCGGTCGCCAGAACATCCTCTGCTCTTTTGCCGCCATCGCCTCGGCTTTGCGGCGTGTTTGCAACATATCCCGCGCCGATCATCCCTGTAGGGTCTTTAGCCATTTACTTGCGCTTACCTTTTTTCGCAGTAGCTTTACGCTTTACCGAGTACGCAATAGCAACGGCCTGCTTGACAGGCTTACCAGCGCGTACTTCAGCGCGAATATTCTTACGAAAAGCCGCCTTGGATGATGACTTAACGAGCGGCATATTATCGACCAGGCGTCCGCATCCGGCGACGGCCAACGGCGTTGCGCACCATACGGTCTACGCCTTGAGAGCGAGTTGCACCGGCTATCTCAGACGGACGGTAATCAACCGTAGTACGGATTACATCTTCGTCAAGCTGTCGACGACGCATCGCCGGGCGCATCACGCGCTGTTTGGTCATTTGGCGGGCGGCTTCCGGAGAGATCATCGCCTTACCAGGAAGCGGCATCGCATATTCAACAACCGGGCCAGACAGGTCGAGCCGTGGGCCGGGTGTCAGTTCAAACTTAGGCATAAATACTCCTATTTTCTCTTTTTGGCAGTTTTTGCAGACTGCCGAAATGCCTTGGCCGTCGGAGCGCCCTTAGACCCAGGCTTACGCATCTTTTCGCCAGACCCCGCAGCGATTCTGCGGCGTTTAGCATGAATATTCGCATACAGACCTTTTTTCATAGCCATTAGCATTTCCACCTTTTTAATGATGCCTTGGCACGCTCGCCATTTTTAGCGTTTCGTGCTACTGCGCCCATTCTGGCACAAAATGATTTTTTACGCGCAGCGTCTTTTTTCGTTTTTGGGTTCGGCGCAGGGGCTTTGAGTTTGCTGCCTGTCGCACGGTTGTACTTTGCGCGGCCTTTAGCGGTCAATCCTGCGCCTTTTGACACAGGAAGTTTCTCGCCTCGACCGACGGCTAAACTGACAGATTTACGCGCCACTATGCCCCCATCCAAGAGTTAACAATACCGTTACCTTGCGTTACGCGAATATTGGCCGCTTTTGCACGCGGGTCACGGGAAGCCACTGGGAATGCAAACGTACACGCCAACGCATCGGCTGCGTCAGGTGACGCTAGACCTCGTGACTTCATTTCCTTTTTGCTTTCCAACTGGATCGACCCTGAGGAATTCGGCTTTTGGTGCGGTGCAAGCAAATCGGCCTTCAGTTGGCGGTCTTGCGGGATGTGCGCGGTCTGTAACCAGTCGCGCATCAAACCCCATAGTTCGGCGCGTTTATTTGCGTACATCTGCGGCGTTTTAGACTTCCAACTGAAGTTGACGCCTCGAACGACCTTATACCGCTGCTCTTTTAAGCGGTCAAGAATGCCGTATCCGAGGCCACCCTCATCTAAAACCACGAGCGCGGGTCGGAATTCTTCAATAGCGTCAATGACGCGACCCACCGTTTCCATTGTGTCTTCACCTTGATAACGGCGGACTGCCACCAAATCACGACCTTGCCGGGCGACGATGACTGTCGAGTCCGCGCCACTGCGCGCAGGATCAACTCCGAGGATGCATGGCGCGCTATCGTCCCGCCACTTTGGGCGAACTGCCGCAGTTTCGACAAAGGAAGGCGGGATAAACTGATCGTCCCCGTCAGAGGGAAACTGCCCGTAGACTTCGACTTTGGCTTGCTTGGAGTCCGGGCCGTATTCGGCGATGATTTGCTCGTAGACCGCTTTGTCCGTGTCTTCGACTTCGCGGGCGTCGATGTTTTGCGTTTGCCAGAAGTTTCGTTTTGCATTGAACGCCTCAAAAAAGTAGCCTTCGTTTCGTCGGGGGTTACTAAACGCGCACCAAAAACGGTTCGGCGTGTTTTCTGTGAAGAAGCCTGCCGTGACCGACCAAATAGAGTCTGGAATACCAGAGGCTTCGTCAAAAATCACCATTACGCCGTCATGGTTGTGAACACCCGCGTAGGAGTCTGGGTTCTCTTCGGACCAGAGACGGCCTTCGACGGACCAGTATCGAATGCCTTTTTTGAGGTCACGCTCAACAAGTTCGGCGAGCCACTTAGCGGGCATTACGCGGGTTGCGCTAATTTCAAACCAATGTGAATTGATTAAAAGCGCCGCCCACTTGGTGATTTCTGCCCAAGTAACTGAACGCAACTGCGCTTCAGAGTTAGCCGATACGATGGTTGTACTGCCGATCCGGGTCGTCAACATCCATAAGATAAGCCACGACACGAGCGCAGATTTGCCAATACCGCGTCCTGAGGCCGTTGCCATACGCAGGACTTCGTAGGCACTAACGTCTTTTTGTTTGCCGATGTGGTCGCGTACTTTACGCAGCACGTTACGCTGCCATTTACGCGGGCCGTTAAAATGCTCGAGTGGCGTGCCTTTCTGGCCCCACGGAAATATGAATAGAACAAAGGCTTCGGGGTCGTCTTTTAGCATCGGCGACCACAGCTTGCTCATTAGAGCCTGTTCGTCTTCCGGGCTATAAATAGGAACCTGCATTAGTCTTCGATGTTGGAGCGGATGAACTCATAGAGTTCAGCGTTCTTGGGGTCGCGCACAGCCTGTCGGAACTGCTCTTTGCTCTTGGCGTACTGTTCAGCCGTTTCGTAGCGGCTACCTGGCATCCAACTCTGCGAAAACGGAATACCTTTGCGTTTAGCGCGCAGAGAGTGATCACGAATCGCAGCCACGAACATCGCTGACTCTGGGCCAAAGTCTTTAGAGAAGCGCTCAAAGAGGGCGACCGACTGCGGATCGTTGGTGTTGTACATATCCGTGCCGAAGTCTTCGCGGCCCTCTTTTAGGAGCATTGCGGTCAAAAACTCAGGGTCCAGGTCACGCGCACCGGGGACGTTCTCTTCAATGGCTCGGCGCAATGCTTGCAGGTTGTTAGAGAGTTTCGGCACAGCAAAGCTCAGTGGCAGGGTTTCGAGTCCTTTGCGTTTAGCGTCGTAGCGGAACCCGCGCACCACTTGGGGAACGATGCGCCTTTCTGGCATTGCAGGTTGAATTGGCCCGCCCATAAAGCGTGAGAGGTACGGAGCGGCCAGAGCATTTGGCTGTGGCGCAACACGCGGCATGGCGAGCATGGCGTTATCAAATGCGGGGGACAAGGCATTACGAGGCATTTACCATCTCCTGCGTGAGCGAGGGTAGTGTATGCCTGTCTTGATCTAATGCAACAACCTCACCCTGCAGTATTCGGCCCTCGATAACGCGAGACTCTGCTTCTTGCAGAGCAGCCGTGATGCTGATCTGGGACTTAACGTCAATGTTGATTTGCTGCTTCGGCATCCAGTCATGCAGATGGGTGAGGAGGGCCATAGCTGCCTTGCTATCGCCTTCCATAGCCGCGTTTCGCACAACGGCAGCCGCCTCAACTTCACTATCGGCACGACCTTTAGCCTCGGCAATCGAAGCGGCTTTATCAAGAGCTGTCAGTCGCCGGTACTCAATAGGCAAGAGGCCAGCGGCAAACGCCAAGGCATCGCCCTTAATACCGAGTTTAGCGGCAGCGTAAATCTTTTCTAGAACGTCAGGGGTCGCCTTCAGTTCACGAGGCTCAAACGGTATTGAGCGAAATGTGTCATCCATAATTGACTAAACCGCTCCCGAAGATTCCGAAGATCCCGAAGATCCCAGTGTTTTGGTGGTGAGATCTTCGGAGCCTTCGGTGCCTTCGCATCAAACTCCCCAGCAAAAGCGTGCAGGTTCATCCTGCCGGGAGGCCGCGATCCCGAACGTCCATCGGGCCTGTGTGCCGAGGCGGAGTGCAAAGCGCAAGGGGTTAACGCTTGCACCTTTTGCCTTAGGTATCCGGTATGGACTAACCCACCACACCTTCAGTTTCCTCTCGGTCGCTACGTGCGCATCACGTCAGACGCTATCCATTCCATCCGACGGAAGTACGACTACTACGTAGCCGCATCACGTCAGACGCTGTAGCGCAGAACATACACAAAACATTTTGGAGTGACAAGGAAAGTTTTATAAAAAAAATAAAAAGTTTTTGCGACACCATAGTTACAGTCACTGCCAACGCTACGGCCCTGTACCCCCTTCGACCTGAACGACAATCATTCTTATTTAGGAATGTCTCGCAAGCGCAAACAATTATTGTTTAGCGTATGTCGCAAGAAAGATACACACCTAGACTTTGTTGCACATATACCACAAACGTGCCATGCCATGGTCACATGACCGGGTGACCATAGGGTGGTCGGTACCTGGCACGTTAGATGCTAGGCATAGGTCATGCCAGGGAATGACCATAGCGTGGACGGTCGATCAAGTTGCATAGATGCAACAAGGTGTTGCGTAGACGCAACGGAAAGCCTAGGCAACAAGTATGCCAACGGATAACCGTAGCGTGGACAGGATGCTCGATGGTAAAAATTTGGTCTTTTTTCAAAGTGCAATCCTAAATTCCCACATCTTTACACCTTCCCTTTTTCTCTTTTTTTTACCATCCCCTTACATATCCCCTTGTTTTTACGGTATCCGCAGGATGGTCATGCGCTACGTTTTCGTTTGCATTGTCGTAAATCATTTTTTTATGCTTGCATTGTCAGATAACAAACAAGGAGCCAATGCCATGTGGATAGTTTACTACCGTGGAACAACAAATATTGCCGTTGCGCGGATCGTCGCAGCGTCGGCCCGTGCCGCCGTCAGCGTTGCCGCTGAGATGGTCGGCACTCCGTCTATTTACTTACAAGCGCGGAGGGTTCACCCGTGAGCGACTTACAACGCAAACTCTGGAACGCAGGATTTACCCGTGAGTCAACTGGCGGCGGTTGCTACGCCTATTACAAGAATATTGAGGGCAACCGTTATCTGTTCCTAACTGACGCAGACGGTACCGCAACCGACTGCGCTGACGATGACTTCATCGTCGGTCTGGAGGAGGAAGGCACCCAACTTGCCTACATCCTGCGCGACGGTAGCCGCTCACTCACAGAGGTAGAGAACTACGCAGGGAACCCGACGATTGACCCGACCCGCGATTATC